CCAATCCGAGTCCGGTCGTTACCGCTGTCTGTCCGGGGTGGTTACGCCAGTTCGCGCCAAAGTCACGGACACGGTTGACCGGGTTCATGCCAGACAGGAACCGAGTGAATATGTTGCCCTGTCCCTCTGCCATTACTCAGTTACTCCGGTGGACTGAATTGCGCAATTGCTTGGATTGAGCACAGCAGGATGTACCGTGTGCTCCCCAAATATCCCGAAGTGCCTATCATCTTCTTCGGCAGCCTTCAGTACCTTGTTAGGGCTTATCTCAAAGGCGCTTACGTTGAGATGGTCAAACACCTTCAGCATCGTAGCTACAGGGGAGTTGCACAGATCGGCAAACCTGACATAAAGGATTCTGCTATCCACCCCTTTAGACTGTCTGTTATAGAGGCGCTCTAGGGCCAACCCTAGTGGCGTACTGCCCGGTGCAATCCAAGCGTCTCGCCTAGCTGCCGCTGTTTTTGGCAAGTCCCTGGTATTCGGATGGCCCGGATTTGCTTGGTAGATACGCTCTAGGCTTTTAACAATCTCTTCTGGGTCTCTAACCATGGACACTATGCGAGCATCAGGGAAAGCTGCCCACAACACCTCGGCATACTCCAGCCATCCTCGACTCTTATCGACCACTACCCCTTTGCCTGTTAGAGCTTGGTAGTACCCCTTTGCTCCCTCTCGACAAAATCCAGCGAAGGCGCTTTTCATAGCGCCCTCCGGCTGACTCAATACTTCTGGCAGCGTTAGGTTGGACATAGCCCCGTACATATATTCCAGTAAGGGACTAGTGGCACTCGCGTAAATATCGGGATGCTGTGCTATGAGTGCTTGCAGAAGCTCGCTCCCACTACGGGGCAAGCTACTGTTTACATGCATATTAAGCACTTGTCACCGTTTCCCAGCCTGCTCCTGTGTAGACTCGCAGCTTATTGGTGCCGCTATCGTAGTAGATAACACCCGCTTCTGGTGTGCTAGGCGCTGCTACAGGCTTTAGCCAGATTCCATTGTCTAGGGCGAAGTAAGCTCTTTGAGCTACTGCGGCTGTTTTTGCCAAACCAAACATGGCTGTGTATAGAAACCCACCGTCATCTAAACTGCCACCGCTTTGAATGCCATACCGCCCCGTTTGAGCATTCGATATGCCAGTCTGGTAATTGCTATACCCCGACTGAGTGCTGTTCTGGCCTGACTGAAGATTGTAATAACCTGATTGAGTATTGCCTGACCCAAACTGCGTATTGCTGTTACCTTCCTGCTCGGAGTTATAGCTGAACTTTATGTTCCCGTAGCCACTTTGAGTATTCGGAGTCCCCGAAGAGGCGTTGACGTTGAATGTGGTGGGATCAAAAGGGACAGAGTTGCCAAGATAGGTAGCCACGTCGTCAACCGTTGTTTTCTTGGTTGCCGCGCTCTGAATAACGACTAGTGTTTCAGCGCCGGTTATCGCGTCCGCTGCTGGCAATGCGGAAATCTTTACATCGGCCATGACTAGCCCTCCGTTGTGAGCTGGTCGTCAGCTTCGGTTGTGATGAAATCGCTGGATTCGGTAATCAGGCTATCTGGCTCACCCGGAACAGAGCCGGGCAGCGCGGAGCCTATGTCTGATGTAACAGCCCGCGCAATAGGCCGCGTAATCGGGCGATTCACGTCAGGTCAACCCCAACGGCAATGAGTGTCAGGGGTCGGTGAACGCGGTAGGTGCCTGGTCCATCCATAATGCGGCCTGTGCGGGCCCAATCTAGATAGTCAACCGTGATGTACTCGCCGGATGCGGCTTTGAACTGGATAGAGACATAGCCGCCCTCAGGGATACTCGGGCCTGCCGCGTCTGTCAGGACGATGGTGTTCGGAGTGCCGGCTACTACCACGAAATCCGATGAGGATGCAGCGGTGGTGCCGACTGCGAGAATGTTTGCCATTATCTGATTACCTCTAGTGTTTCTCGATCCGCTATAAGAGCATCCTGCAACGCCTTTATTTGCGCGGCGTCTCGCTGGGCTCCTGCAAGAATTCTTCCAAAACTATCGTGACGCCAACGGGCGGCTGCATCAGGCTCGGCGCTATCGGCGGCAGTGTCGGACAGGCGACTGGTTTCACAACTGGCCCACCCGTTGCGCAAGCGGACAGTGCCAGCGTTGAGACTAGCCACAAGGCGGTCAGCGTTGGCTTGTGCATCGGTTTTGCCCTTCTCGTAGGATTCGGCTATCTCAGCCTGTTTGGTGGCCTGTACGCGCTCAATGGCTCGGGCTGCGTTCGTGGCGTTGGTTTCAGCCTTGGTCAGTTCGGCGGCTGCGACTGCCTTGTCCTTCTCGACTACGGCAGCAACGGCCACGGCCCTGTTGTGTTGCACGTAGTTGCCGATCAGGGACGCGCCCAAGGCGAGGCTTAGACCGGCAATGGCGGGAAAGGTGAGGTTCAATCAATCCTCCAGCCAGTCCGCAATGGTCGAGTTGTAGCGATAGGCCAAGTAGCCGCCTGCCGCCATGCCGAGTAGTGCACCGAATATGAATCCGATCATTGGGATTCCTTGAGTTTACGCAGGAACAAGACGATTGATCCGCCTGTCTAGCACGGTTTCATATGCGCGCATGTGGGCAAGCTGTTCTTTCAAGTCTTCGCGGTCGATTTGCGGAAGCCCGTCAAAAGCCGGAGTTCCCAGAAATCCATTCAACTTTCCTGCGCGCTCTTTCAGCTCGAACTGTTCATTCAGCAGCCTTTCTCTAAAATCACTCATTTCCGCATTCTCCAAAGGATTGCCGCCACTAGGGCGACTATGAACAGGTAGACCCACATGGCTGTTGTCAGCATGGTCCTGCTCCAGATAGATTGAGGTGGCCGGTGCTGTATCTCCGGCATTCGAGCTAGTTCGATTCCGCCAGTGCATCCACACCAGGTCTAAGACGGCGCGCATCAGCCTGCGCATTCACCTCAAATACAGTCTAACCGGTTGCCTTTCATTTCGGCCTAAACCTAAAATAATTGCGCAGTCACCAGCGTCTAGGAGGCGCAAAAGGAACGCTGGCCTGCGCTGCCGGGGTTTTGGCGTCTACTTCGCCCCGCACTCACCGGCTAATCGGAGCAAGGATTACGAGTCCTTGCTTGAGAATCGGTAAGTATCGATGGTTTTGCCAGCGTTGTTCAAAACGTAGGCATCCCCGCTAAGATAACGCCTGCAACCATCCACAAGGACGATTGGCAATGCTTCCGGGTAATCCTTGGATATTGGATGCTCTTGCGGGCGCGAAAAGGAAACCGACTGGCACTCGATGATAGTGAAATTCGGCGATTCCTCGCCGGGCTGAAGCGGGTTTTGAATCTTCAGGAACATAGCTATCTACCTCTCTATCGGAAACCGATGTAACCGCATCGGCACGGGTGAAACGTACTCTACCTCACAATCCGTTCGCCAGAAAGTCAACAATGCACAGCGCGCCTAAGCCCGCGAAGATCAGGCAGAGGCGGGTTGCGAGATAGATGAAACCGTCGTTCATATGCAGTTCTCCCGCTCATCAAGCCGTCGATTCGCAAGCCCGCGTAGGAATCTGCCGTTGGCGTAGGTCCAGACGAGTTTACCGCCATCCGATACCTGCAAGCGCCTACAGCCCAACTCCCACTCGCCTTGCTGCCATGCCTTCATGGCTTGGCTGCCGCAGGTGTTGGGATAACCCACGTTCCAGGCGTGGCTTGTGGCCATGTCGAACACGCTTTGGGGCGGATAGCGGCTGTTGAAGCACAGGATCAGGTGCGATTGCACGGCAACCAGCGCCCGCTTTTCCTCAGCCTCGCACTTTTCCTTGCTCCAGACCTCACCAACGATGATCGGCGTGTCGGTTACGTGACGGGTCAAACCCTTGCAAACGGTGGGTATCTTGTTGGCAAGCTGGTCGGCGTAAACCGTGTATTCGCTGGAGCCTTCCCATTTGCCGATGAAGTGGACAAGGAAGGGTGACGCGACCGTAAGACCAGCGGCAGCAATAGCCGCCATGCCTTTCGGGTTAATGCGGACCATTTAGCCCTTGATTCCCTTCTGCTCGTTCAAGCACGCAATCGCGCCGTCGAAGTCAAACGGGCCGTATTGGGTTTCTTCTACAGGGCCGTTGATGCGGGGGCGGGTGATGATGATGATAATTGCGGCAGCGTTGTCGGGGGTTTCGTCAGTCATTTGGGTTCCTGAGGCTTGGCGTTCTGGAGTAGGACGTTCAAATATGCCTGCTGTGTTTCTTGGGACTCTCTCAGAGCTGCGCGTTCTGCCGCTGCCTGCTGGAATGCGTAGGAAGCCCATAAGCCCCCCATGAACATCATGCCCAGCATGACTAGGCAGGCCGTGGTCGCCATCCATACAGCGGCCCCTCCGGCGTCTACGCGGATGCTACTGTTGTTGCCTGATCGAAACTTGCCGTCTAAGGCAGATGCGAGGCGGTCGAATGCCTCCATGAGCTGCTGTCCTTCGCTACTCTCCACAGTCATTCCTCCAGAATGGCAGGAACATGCAGGTCCCTTGCAACGGCCTCCACAACTTTGCGGATATGTTTGATTTCTTTGTTGATCGGGTCGATTGCATCGTCCAAATCATTGTTCCTAACGTAGTTTTCTGCAACATGAACGCGAAGTTCTGTCACTGATCCAGACAACTTTCCTAGCCAGCCGAAGGCGAATAGCACGCACGGGACCAAAATGCCCGAAAGGACGCTCATTATATCCATCAGCAATGCAACCGTATCCGCTGCCGAATCGTCGTTTTCGGGTTCGCAGCGGCATAGGCAGCCGTGCAGAAGTGACCCGTGTCCGCGTCGCGGTACACGAATCGGTACTTGCGTTGGGTGGACATGGGTAGTTCCCGAATAGAAGCCCCGCTTGCCCGGTAGTGGCACTGTGGCCGGTTAGGGGAGGCCGGGAGCGGGGCGTGAAACGAAAAACCCGCACAGGGCGGGCTTGGAATTTCGGTGGCGCTGGGACACGTACGCCAGCCTACCTTATACGCTATCGGCCAATCCTTTGCAAGCCCGTTCCTATGCGGTTTCCGGGGCTTCCACTACCCTTGACAGCGCCCGCCTTTCCGCTGCCGCCATCGTCTCGTCCAAACACATGCCAAGCCACGACGCGCCAATGGTCGCCAGCTTCATCACATGCGGGTCAACCCGTATCCCGCGCACGGATTCGTTGCCGCGCACCACAAGGCAATAGGCAATCATGGCGATTCCGGCGATCCGGTCCTTGTGCTTGGCCCCGATTGCGCCTAAGCCGGATTCCAGCTTGCCAGCCAGCCACGTTACAACCTCCTGGCGCTTGTGCTCGATGCCGGTGGCCTTGGCCCATGCCAGTTCCGGGCCGGGTTGCCACTTTGGGCCGCGTGCGCCGCAGAGGCTCACTATCAGGCAATGGGATTCGGGCAGGTGGTCGAACTTGGTGCCAACGCCTTCCACGGGTACGCGGTAGGTCGTCTGCCCTGCCAGCCGCCCAAGGCGCTCTAGGAAGTCGCGGTCTGTGGTCATGATACGTCCACCTCCCGTAAGCTGTACCTGCCATTCGCGCCCTTTTTCCAGCCATGCACCACAAACCCCCACCCTGCCGCCCGTATGTCCGCAATGGCGTCCGATTCGGCGATCTTCTTAACCCGCGCCGATACGTTGCTGCCGCTGGTTGTCTGGATAGCGAGGGTTTCGCCTTCTCGGATTGCCAACAGGTCAACCACGTTGAACATGTCCTTGCGGCGATGCGAGAACGGGCACCAGTGCTCAGTGATCGCCACCCTGTAGCCTTGTTTCTCTAGGTGGGCTTTGCTTCTTTGCGTCGGACTACTCATAAGGGTTCGTGTTGGGGTTGGTGTGCGTGTACATGATCGGCCTAAAAACAACCGGACCGCCGGGGACATATGGCGGAGGCGTAGTTGGGATTGCGGCCATGTACTTGAGCACAGCGGACTCTGTGGCCAGAACCTTGAGCATTTCCGGGGACATTTTGGGCGGCGGCTTGTCTATCCCGACTTTGAGCCGGAACCAGCGCCGTATGCTCTGGTACGTGGAGCCTATCCGCCAATCCCGTTTCCCGCATTCGTAGCAGCGTTCCATCATCCCTCTCCAAAAAACGCCCGAACTCGGGCGAGTAGTTCAGCCTCAGTCCCGAACCGGGCGATGAAGGCTAGCCGGTCCAGATGGATGCTTGGTGTTCGCGGGTGGTCCGTGCCTCGGTGGTGCGGCGGGCATAGTGGGATCACGTCCATATCGGATGACTTCTGGCCTGCTCCGGCACCGGATCGCGGGTGGTGCAGTTCGGGTGGCGTTCCAGCGTTCCCGTCCATCAGGCAAGCGATGCAGCCCAAAGCCGCTACACGCGCCATATGCGCCTTCCGCACCTTGGGCGCTATGTGGGGCGGGTTTTCCTCAGGCGCGGCAACACGGCGCGGTTTGGCGCGTTTGCTTGGCATTGGGGATTGCCTGGGCGGCATGGGCGACCTTTTCACGCTAGGCACTCCCATGCGCGTCTAGCCACGCTTGAAACCTGACCGTTTCCAATGGCTTTAAGTCTGTCCAGCCGATAGGCCACCCCATTAGCCACTCGACCCAATCCGGGTTCAATGCCCCATCTACTCTCATGGAAAGCTCTATCGACTTCCCAATCTGCTCCCTCCGCTGAACTGCCGGGGTCGATGGCCCACCACGATCCCGATGATCCGATGCTGTTGGAGTCGGCCAGTGCTTTAGTGCTACCTGACTCGAAAGAGGTAACGCTCGACCTGACTCCGCACGCTCCATCAAAGTCCCTCTCGGAACATTTAGCCACTGACTGGCTGGAGTGGCCCACGATCCAGACGCGGGAACGCTTATGTGGTGCGCCGCAATCGGCTGCGCTGATAACTCCCCACCGTCCCACATACCCCATGTCGGCCAAGTCACCGATGACGGTTCCAAAGTAGCCGGAAGAAATAAGTCCTGGCACGTTTTCAAGCAAAACGGATCGAGGCTGTACGATGCGAATAACGTCTGCTGTTGCGGGCCACATGTTCCGCTCGTCGTCGGCTCCGGCTTGCTTTCCTGCAACGGAGAATGGCTGGCAGGGAAAGCCAGCACTAACCACGTCCGCAAATCCTCGATACTGCTCGGCTGCACCGGACTGAACGAACTCACGCACGTCAGTGAAGATAGGCGCGGCTGGCAGGTATCCGTCTCGGATTCTGGCGGCGATGACTTTCTGGCAATACTCGTTCCATTCAACATAGCCAACAGGCTCCCATCCTAGAAGTTTCGTTCCAAGCAGGCCACCGCCTGCTCCGGTGAATAGTGATAGTTCCCTCATGCGTCCTCCGGTGGAAATTCCAGCGCAACCCGGCCTTCGTAGCCCTTCTGAATCGCGTTCAGGAATTGGCTTAGTTGATCGACCGTCATGATTGAGCTGATCGGCACGAAATTCATGGCCTCAAGCCGCTGCTCATAAGTCAGGTGCCGCAGAGCCATGTTCGAGAAAATTCGGAATTCCTCGTTTTCGGCCCGCAGAATCGGCACGCCATAGACCAGCTTGCACTCTGCCTTAACCTGGGCCGTGGTCTGCTCCCGTAGCTCGTTGGCGATCTGCGCGAACCACGTATGCTCCAGGGCGTTCTGCGAAAGGCTCCGATCCTTCCCAGCCTTTATGGATATGCGCAGGTACTTGTGCTCGCGCCATAGCTCCCGCAAGTCGCCTATCAGCTTGGACAGGGTTTGCTCGCTGTTGACGTAGGTGGTGCTCACACCCCCTCCAGCGTCATCCGAATGTCCGCCTCCAAGTCCTCTACCGTGATCCTCGCCTTGCGCTTGTGGTAGCCGGTGTAGTGGCCTACAACGTCATGCGGGCGGTCGGTTTCGATC